TGAAAAACTCAAAAATCTCAGATTTGATCTTTTATGTCTACTCTTAAATTATAGGGGATCTCCAAGTATTTGTCAACCACTTTGTGCCACTTTGAGGACTTGCACATGTGGACTTGACAATCGGTAGAGGGTTCGCTAAGACCACATCGTGAGAGCACACTAGGTATATTTTTTTAACCTTTTGTAATGATTTACACACACCCCACATGTGTACCTCCAAAACCCTTGGTATCACTAGTGCGGAAGGATACTATCCTATACACACTTATGGTACACTTAGTCCTGTGTCACATAGTCTATCTCAATAGGACTCTCAGGTACATCATCGTACCAAAATTCTATCTCATCCTGCTGTTCTTTCATCTCTCTTATGAAGTCCTCTTCGTTCATGAATCAGACCTCTTCTTCCTGCTCTTATTCTTATACTCAACCCATAATAGATCATTTTTCTTCTTCTCTTCCTCTATAGTTCTACTCTTTGGTTTTTGAAGACTAGGGTTCATTGCTTTCTTATGTGCCTTCCAGTTATAACCATTTTTATATCTGTTATGTGATGGAAGTACAGTTACAGTTGGTTCAATATCAACCTCTTCTGATTTAACAAATTGAAAGAACTGAGGTAGTTTATCATCATCTACCAGTTCCCAAGTATATCCCATCTCAATCTTACGACCTTCATATGGTTTCATTTCTACATGAAGTTTTACTCCTGTCTGATCGTAGAAGTTTAGTATCTCTCTTCTAGTTAGATATGCTTCGTCTCCTACTTCATACTTTTGATAGTAAGAAACATAATAGTACTTAGTTTTTTTCATTTAGATTTCTTCTCCTGTAACCACCAATAGTTGACATATGCCTTATACTGATGAGACTTGAGTTTATGCTTTCGTATGTGTTCTTTCATACGTTCTTCTCCATAGTGTTCATCAAACCATGCGAGATTCAATCTGTCTGCTATCTCTGGCATTGGTTCAAACCTATATGGATACTTGTACATATTCATCATTGGGAACATGTCTTTCTTTCTACATTGTATAATTGTTATCTTAGTAGATGTCCCTGCCTTCGCTTTGCGAGTTGTAGAAGTCTTCCGAGATGAAGTCGTTCCTCTCCCTGTAGTTTTTGTCGTAGTCGTCTTGCCCTTTGTAGTTTGGGTTCTCTTCTTGGATGAGGTCGTTGATTGCTTTCGTGATTTCTTTGTGGATGTCAATGCTTCCACGTTCTTCTTGAGTGCTTTGGTTGTCCTTGGCATTTACTTCTCCACGATTTTCATGTTCCATGATATACTTATTCTATCCTCTCTTGTATTGTTTGTCAACACCCTATGTAGAATGTTAGATGGGAATATTACTGTAATGCCTTCTTCTGGTGGAAACCATAGTGAATGTGAGCATTTAGTCTTATCCTTCAGACCATCCTCAAGTGTATTTAACATATGAAATTGTTCAAAGTGATTAGGGTTCTCTAGTTCTAGGTCACCACAATCTCCTTCTGGTATCTTAACGTAGAATACACCCGCCAGATCACAACCAGGATGCGTATGCCTATCGTTTTGTGCACCTGGTGGGTTTACGTTGTACCATAGATTACCTATCTGACATGTGTATCTCTCTCCTAGGAACTGCTCTAGTCCATAGTTGTTTACATTAGCAAAGATGTGTTTACTAAATTCATGAGGTAATTCTACTGCAGGACTCTGCCATCCTCCGTTGTTACTGCGTAGTACACTCTTAACCCTACTCTTCGTTTCGTATATCTCCTGTATGAGTTTATCACGAAACTTATTGTAGTATACAAGATCAAGGGTTATGATGGGTGTAGGGAACGCACATAGGCAATTAACACCCATCACATAACCTCCTCATCTCTCTGATGTTATGCAGTAACACTTCTGCTTTTGCTTCGTCTCCGCTGTTGTGTGCATCAATATACTCCATGATGAGTGCTTTGATGCTATCATCAACCTTCTGTGAGTCTGGAGTAGACTCGTTTGAGTTCTTCTTCATGTGAGTACAGTGTTTGCTCCTTCTCTGCCATGGATGGGTGTAACCACTCAAACCACTCGTCTGCTATAGAGAATGCGTCATCAAGGCAATCCTCCGATATTAACTCTTTAAACCTCTCTATCATGACGTTAGATTGGTTATCACGAATGCCAGATATTCTCTTGACTTCGTTGTCTTTCTTTTTGTTAAAGTCTGGTAACTGAGGTTCTTTCTTCATTTTTTGAATAATGTAAGTTTGTTTGCTAGGTGGTCATAACTTATAAAATCTACGTCTTTTGGAAGCATACGATTGATAGCACCCGCAAAGTCGTTAGGAAACTTCTTGTGTACTCTCCAGTATCGTTGCACACCATCATCATCTAGGTCAGGATTAGGTAGAATCCTCATTGTATACAGACCACGAGAGTAGCGATTAGGTAGTGGTTTAATCAAACTCTGTATGTAGTCTGTAAGTACGTTTTGCTTCATGTCAGATTAGAGACTATGTGTGAATTGTACATCATAATTTATATGATGTCAAGTGGGGGATTATCTCATGTAGAGATAACCTCCTGCCCACCCTACGTTTTTCCAATCAAATAAGAAGTTTCTATCGCTTCTCTCTAGTAGATTGTAACGTACATGCTTTGCGGGTTTGTTCCATGATGCAGGTTTGTATACATCTCCTGTCTCTCTATCAATGAATGCGTGTACTGAACCGTCTCTGTACTGATATGTTGCGTATGCACCCATGTCATCATACTGTTGGTTGATGATCTTGAGATACTTACGTCCTTTCTTGACAATAAACTTGTAAAGATTAGCAGTACCGTTCTCAATCTCCTCTAGTCTCTTGGTAGCATAACCATTGTATTTGCCATCTATCTTGGCGTCTGTCATTGCCATTCTCTTGTATGATGCAATAGAATCTTGCTTGAAGTTCTCTTCTAGAGTCTCGCATAGTGTCTGTGCGTACTCTTCAATGTTCTTCATCTCTTGTTGGAATAGTGCTGTGTTCATGAGTGGTGCTCCTTTGTGTATGTACTTATTATAAACGATATGTACTACGTTTCTACCTCTCTTGTGACACTAATATAACTGTCTACTCATATGCTTGAAGCATTCTCTCTAGTTTAGCGTAGAGTCTAGAGTGAGTAGAGTGATAGTCTCCCATCATCAGGTTCATTAGATACTTGATCTCTGTGATTGTAAAGTCGTTCATTGTTACTTCATCTGGTGTGATAGTAACAGGCATTCTAGGATACTTTCTCTTCATTGTCAAATGTAATAGGATGCGAGAAAACAAACCTAGAAGTTAATCTGGTTGTTTTCTCCATCTCTATTATACACATAACAATACCCCTGTGCGAGGTATTGTTACACTATGCTAACTGTCCATTTGTACCATAACTATGTCACTAATGGCAATAGGTTGTAAATTGAGACCCTCTCTGTGTGCATGACAAATTGAGTCATCAATTGATGATAGTTCCTGTCGTATACCTACTAAGGTATCAATAAGTACTTCAAATTGATCGTGATCCATGATAATAAAATTAAATTACTCCTATAGTATAGAGTAAACATATTATGCATGTGTGCTAGTGTGTGCAACTTTACGGATATATCTTTTCTCTACAAAATCTCTACACTTTCCTAATTGTCCTCATACCAACGATAATTATAGGCATAACTTTCTCCCAGACCTTCTTTGAGTCTTCTAATATTTCTAATTATGCAACTGGTTGCTGTATAATTACCTTCTCCCTTCACAAAGAATGATGCTTCTGAGATACTATTGAAATGATGTTTCTCACCTGTATTGATATTGACTCCATAAATGGGTCTCCTCCTCTTTTCATTTATAATGTCTGACATTCTTTTTGCTTGATCTGAACTTAATATAAATCGTTCTGCTTTTTTCCAATCAGATAAAGCAACATGCTTATCTCTGAATAGATACCAACCTTTGACCTGTACCATAGTGTCAGCACCCTCAACATTACGATCTAATGCACTATTGATTGATTGATTTGACCTCCTATTTCCATTTAATTGCTCTGCTACATCAGCAGCAGATTTCCACATCTTCTTTTGACCACTCTCAGGGTGGATTCCGTATACTTTTCCACGACGATTAACTCTCTTCTCTTCACACTTAGGTTGCTCCCCTTTTAATGCCCAACGATAACCAAGTGCTTGGAATGTACCTCCATTTATACAAACTCTAATACAGTTTCGTTCACTATGAGTAGGTTTGCGATTTAGTGCATAAGCTGCTCCTAGTCCTATGCTATCAAAATCACGCATCCACTCACCTTCTAATGTATAACAACTAACTGGTTTAGAAAATGGATGATTACCCCAGTACTTCTGTGGTTTACTTGCACCTTCTCCACCATAGGTACAATTATATCCATTACCATCAGCAGTATTATACTCTCTAATGAAATGTGATTCCCTCTCATTCACATTGTCTTCGGTGCATTTTTCTACTACATCAAACTTAAATTTATCTTCTCCGTACTTACGAATAGCACTGACTATTGGCATTGTGCGTGTTGAACGATCTCCTGCTGTATTCTTCTTATGTCTTGCTGCTTGTATATGTTGTTCAAATCTTGTGTATGGATTATTTTGTGTCGTTTTACCAATGTATTGCTTCTGGTTGACAGTATTGGTAATGCAATAAATGTATGCCACTCGCATATTATAAATCTAGTTGCGTATTCTGCTACTTATTTATACGCATTTGTCCGTAATTACGGAATTAATTATACGGATGTGTCCTACTGTTACGATCAGGAGTAGGTCTCTCGTGTAATTTTGGATTGTTTTTCCTATGATGGTTAGATAATGGATCACTAGTGCGATGCAATACTGGGTGTGCTAACTCTTTTTCCGTAAGATCTGTGCGTACATTAATTAAGTCCTGCGGATATATACATCTTGCCACTTGATGTCTCCCCCATCTACTATTCATAGATGTAGGGAGTGGTGTGTCCATGAATATCATGGTAACATAA